GAGAAATATCTGGTTCTGGCCGGTCTTCAGGGCGCGCAGAAGCGCCTCGCGCGCAAAGTAGAACGTCGCGCCAATCTGACGTGATTTAAGAATGTGCCGGATACGGTGCGCAAGCCCCGCCTTATGCCAGTTGAGCTGATACTCAAAGGACTGGTCGAAGAAAATCTCTTCCAGTTTCTCGATAGCCTCATCGCTGAAGAAATTGCGTTTCGGCTTGCGGCGATCCCCTTTGTTACGGCTGGCAATTTTGGGGTTTAAGTCCACCTCGTTTCCGGTCTGGCCGTAGCGATTCACCCTCGCGAGGCGTTCCATCTGGCGCGACAGAAAGTCGGCGACCTTGAAATCATGCGGTGTCAGGTCTGGCTTTGCGTAGAGCTGAATCAGTCGCGCTTCTAACGTCGACTCGACACGGCTGACAGGGGCGGTTTCCTCCCATCCATCACGCTGTTTCCAGCTCTGCACGGTCGGGCGTTTGAGCCCGAGCATGTCGCAGATTTGCGGCACGGCGAAACCCTGCCAGTAAAGCAGCCGAGCCTGTCGCCGCGGATCATTCAGGAGTGATAAATCAGTTGAGACAGTCATTTTCACCTCGTGTTTATTCATACGAGGCAAGGCTAAAGACTTGACCGCCGGTTATCGCTAACCCCCTGTTGTGTCAGGGGTTGCACTTCCGCAACCGGTGGCTGATGTGGGTCGGAGTCGGGAAACTACACCCGAACCGAACAACCCAACATCAGGATACTGAACAATGGCAAAGAAAGTTTCTAAATGGTTTCGCATTGGCGTCGAGGGCGACACCTGCGATGGCCGCATCATCAGCGGCGATGATATTCAGGATATGGCCGACACGTTCGACCCCCGCGTCTATGGTTGCCGCATCAACTTAGAACACATCAAAAGCCTCTGGCCTGACAGCCCGTTTAAGCGTTACGGCGATGTAACCGAGGTTAAAGCGGAAATCATCAGTGATGGCTCTGCGCTCGACGGCAAAAAAGCGCTGCTTGGCAAAATCCAGCCGCTCGACGAGCTGGTCAGCATGATTAAGGCTGGTCAGAAGGTTTACACCTCGATGGAGATCCGCCCGAACTTTGCCAATAGCGGCAAGTGCTATCTCATCGGGCTGGCTGTGACGGATGACCCGGCAAGCCTCGGCACCGAATATCTGGAATTCTGCAGCCGTGCCAGTCAGAACCCGCTCGCCGGTAAAAAAGACCAGCCGGGCGATCTCTTCTCTGTGGCCTCGCTGGCAGAGCTCGAATTTGAAGACGTTCCCGACACCATGCTAAACAGCCTGACCGACGCGGTAAAAGCGATTTTCAGCCGTAAACAGGCCACCGACGACGCGCGTTTTAACGATGTGCATGAAGCGGTGACGACCGTCACCGAGCAGGTACAAACCAACCTCACCGAAACCGACAAGCGAGTCACCGCGCTTGAGACCGCTTTTGCGCTGCTCAAACAGGATGTAACCAGCAAGGCCGAAGAAAACGCGCAGGCGTTTAGCTCCCTGAAAAGCTCCCTCGATAACACCGAAAGCCTGAGCCAGCCCCGCCGCGAGAAATCGAAGGGCGGCACCGGCGATGAGCTGCTGACTAACTGCTGATAACGCGCCGGGCGCGTGGCGTCCGGGCATAGCCATTTTGTGAATACAAGGAATAACAATGCGTAAAGATACCCGCTTTAAATTTAATGCCTACCTGAGCCGCGTCGCGGAGCTGAACGGCGTTTCTACTGACGACGTGGCGAAGAAATTCACCGTCGAGCCGTCGGTCACGCAGACCCTGATGAACACACTGCAGATGTCCTCCGCGTTTCTGACCAAAATCAACGTCGTGCCGGTCGACGAGCTGAAGGGCGAGAAGGTCGGCGTGGGCGTCAACGGCACCATTGCCAGCACCACGGACACCGCCGGTGATGACGAACGTAAAACCGCCGACTTTACCGCGCTGGAGTCCAACAAGTACGAGTGCGCGCAGATTAACTTTGACTTCCATATCCGTTACAAGCAGCTCGACCTGTGGGCGCGATTCCAGGACTTCCAGACCCGTATCCGTGACGCGATTATCAAGCGTCAGGCGCTCGATTTCATCATGGCCGGTTTCAACGGTATCGAGCGTGCTGACACCTCGAACCGCAAAAATAACCCGATGCTGCAGGATGTCGCGGTGGGCTGGCTGCAGAAGTACCGCAATGAGGCCGCAGCGCGTGTGATGTCAAAAATCACCGACGACGACGGCAAGGTTATTTCCGATGTGATCCGCGTGGGTAAAAACGGCGACTACGAAAACCTCGATGCGCTGGTCATGGATGCCACCGGCAACCTGATTGATGAGATTTATCAGGACGACCCGGAGCTCGTGGTCATCACCGGTCGCAAGCTGATGGCCGACAAGTATTTCCCGATCGTCAACAAGGCGCAGGAAAACAGCGAGTCGCTGGCCGCTGACATCATCATCAGTCAGAAGCGCATCGGCAACCTGCCCGCCGTGCGCGTGCCGTACTTCCCGGCTAACGCCCTGATGGTGACGCGCCTCGACAACCTGTCGATTTACTTCATGGACGACGCGCACCGCCGCGCCATCATCGAAGAGCCGAAGAAAGACCGCATCGAAAACTACGAGTCGATGAATATCGATTACGTGGTCGAGGCTTACGCCGCAGGTTGCCTGATTGAAAACATCAATCTCGGTGACTTCACGCCACCTGCAGAGCCGGAAAGCGCTTCCGTGCCAGCAAATAACGAAGGCGGAGAGTAAGCCATGACGAGTCCCGCAGCGCGTCACATGATGCGGGTCTCGGCCTCTGAAACTACGCGGCGGGTAGCAGCCCCGCTGCGCAATGCAACTGCCTATGAGCAGATGCTGGTTAAGCTGGCCGCAGACAACCGCACGCTAAAACAAATCCGTTCCAATGAGCGCAAGGCCGATAAAAAGCGCGAGCTGCTGCCGTTCTATCTGCCGTGGGTCGCCGGTGTGCTTACCGGTGGCAAAGGCGCGCAGGATGACATCGTGATGACCGTCATGCTGTGGCGTCTCGACGCTGACGATATCGCCGGGGCGCTGGAAATTGCCCGTTATGCCATGGCCTACGGGCTCACCATGCCAACCGGTCGCCGTCCGACACCGTACCTGCTGGCCGAAGAGGTGGCGCTGGCCGCACAGCGTCTGCGCAGTACAAAGAAGCCGGTCGAACTGGCGAGCCTTCTCGATACGCTCTACCTCACCGCACGTGCGGATATGCCGGATATCGTGCG